ACTTTACTTGATAACATCTTTATCCTCTTGTTTAATTTGTTTTTCTAAGACTACATGGGTTCGTTTGTAATCAAAGATTTTTAAAACTCTTTGCCAACCTGGTCTAGCAATTAGTTCCATCATTTTGCAACCATTCTCTTTAGCAAAATCTTCTATTTCACTTATTAAATGTTGCCATTTTAGTCTTTGTCTGCCAGTCATTATATATATGTGACAAACTTTACCAAATTTTCTTTGGATAATTTCAGTAACTACAACACCATAATATTTTTTAGATGTTATCTTTTCATCTTTATCCCAAAGTACCCAAATTTGAAAATTACCTTTTTTTGCAAGATCATAAACAAAATCTGAATCGGTAAGTTGACTTGAGTAAGCTAATGCACCTTTAATATCTTTTTCTACTAAAGACCAAACCTTATCAAGTTCTTGAATTGGTATTGATACTAATTTCATAAATACTATAAAAAATACATTAACACAATAATATAATTAAGCACTCTTTTCGTCAAATATTTCTAAATAACTAACCACACCTGCAATACTATTTGCTGTACTAGCTTCTAACCTAAGTATATCACCAGATTCTAACACTAAAGTTCCATCAATAAAATTAATAGAAGCTTTAGAACTTAAAGTATGATGAGCTATTTCATATTCTGCTGTAGCACTACTATCATAAAAATAGCCTATTGTATCTACATTAGATCCACCATGATTGGTAGTCTGTATAGTTTTTATTATAGTTGTTCTGTTTGTGGGTACTGTATAAACATCTGTTTTGGCAGTTGTTGTTAAATTAATTCCTGTGTTTTTATATACGTTAGCCATTATTATTTATTAAATTTAGGTACACCTAACATAGGTCTGCCATCAAATTTGTTTTTATTACCAAATACCCCATTTACATGATTATAATGTAAAAATACTTGACCACAAATATTACCTTCAAAAGGTTCTCTCCAATGCTCAAGTTCACAACCACTATATATTAGCATATCTCCTACTTCAAGCAAGACTTTAGTTCCTTCTATAAATATATCCCATAAATCACCTCCTAAATTAAGGGTGCATGATATTTCACAAGAAGGTCTATCTTTATGTTTTTTAAGTTCATCACCTTTTTTATAAGCTCTAGCATATGAATATGTTGGTATTAAATCCAAATTTGTTTGTTCTTTTATAACAGGTAACATCTTAACAAGTAAAGTATCCATTACAAAATCACCATAACAAGAATAAGTATTGGGTATTTGTTCGTCAGTCCAAGTACCTAATATTGGAGATTGTGAATGTATGTTGTTTTGATACATAAAATCAACAGCATCTCTTTTAAGTAAGAAATAATTAAATATAAAATTAGCTAGTTCATAAGGTAAAGCATTTTTAATTACTTGGTATTTTTTAGTTTGAAACGTCATACTATTAATGCTTTTTGTAAAAAATTAAATGACACAGATATTCTTATATCATCTGATTCATTAGGATCAACACAATGCATCAACCATGATGGGAACATAATTAATCTTCCAGCAATAGGTTCATAATGTGTTTCTCTATATAATCTTGCAGGTACTTCTCCTTCTTTTTGTTTTGGTCTAGACATAGAAGCTGATGATCTTGGATCATCTATTTTTAAAAGTCCAGAGTTCTTTGGAGCTTTTACATAATAAACACCTGACCATAAAGAATTTGGATGTTGATGAGCTCTATTCATTCCACCTGGTGGATTAATGTTAGCCCACATATTACCTAGTACAGGCTCTGAATCTAAATGTTCTTGATTATAAATAGTTCTTTGTGCTTCATATAACATATCAACTAATTTTTGATATTCAGGTCTTTGATGCATATCTGTTTGTGAGTGCCAACCTTTAACATTAGTTCTTACCATTCCTTTATCTTGATTAGACCAAGCTATAATATCTTTCTCAAGTTCTTGATTTAAAGTTGGATGCTTTATATCTGCAATATAAACAGGTGTTGGGAAATGTAATTCTCTAAACATTATCTAAAAGGTGTCCCTCCAAACCACATAACTAATGATTTTCTATTACCCTTAGTAACTGTCATTGCTCTATGCCTAATAAAAGATGCAAAAAATATTGCATGACCTTGTTTAGGTTTTGCTATCTTTCCTTCAGACATTAATTCTAACCCACCACCTTCAAATTCATTGTCAGGTGATAAAGCTAACGTCATAGATATTTTTCTAACAGGGGGTTCGTTTTCAAAACTAACGTCATTATCTATGTGCCAATCATAAAAACCACCTTCTGAATATTCTGTATATTGTGCAGGTTCTGTTATTTGCATATTTTCAAAACCAAAATGATTTGCATTTGTTTGCAACATTAATTTTTCAATTTCTTTATACATAGGTTGTAAACTATCAAATGGAATCCAAGAGATATGTGAAATTCTGGTATTAGTATTTACTTCACCTTTTTTAGTTGTATCACTTCCAACTTGTGCATCTTGTCTTGGTTGTTTTCTTCCAGCTTCAATAATTTTTTGACACTGTTCAGGAGTAAAGACAGGAGTAGTTGTTTCAACTACATAAGATTTCCATCTAGGTTCAGTTATAATCATGATGCTCCTCTATTAATTATGGGGTTATAGTCTACGTCACAATTAGCTGCAAGGGTACGTCTAACTTCATTAGTTGAATTAAAAGGATAAACTGTATGCCTCATATCATATGGAAACACATAAAAATCTCTAAGATCCATAGGTGGTTGATAATCTATTTTAGCAAACTGACCATTAGCTGCTCCTAGTATTTGTAGCCTACCATTTTGTGGTATTGCATCATTAGAATATTCTTTACCATATGTTGATGGTAATTTTAAAATCATTACACTTGATAAGCCTGTAAATAAAGTTCCTCTATGAATATGTGCAGGATTATATTCATGCTGTTTCATTTCATTAATCCAAATAGAATTTAAATGAGTTTTATATTGATTAATTTTATTAAAATCTAGATAATGATTAAAAACAGTTTTAAAATAATCAATAACATTTTTAGGTAAAAAATTATGTTTTTTTATTTTAGATTGATCTTTGCCATTATAAAACAAAGAATGTTCATTTTCTATTTTACCTACTAATTGGCTATTAGCTTTATAAAGATTATTAAATTTTTGTTTATATATTTGATTAATAGTTGTAAAAATATCTAAAGGTACTTGATACTTTAGTATTGATTGACCTAAAAATATAAAATCAAATTTAAGATTTGATGTTTCCATCTTGTGTTATTTCTTCTTTCTTCTCTGTCTTATTTTCTAACTCACCAGATTTTTTAATTCTTTGCAATGATTGCAGTTGTCCCATTACATTAAATACCTCAGTATCGCTAGAGTTTGCATTTAAAGTTTTAGCTTTTTCATAATACTGCATACCATAAGATTCTAGTTGATGTGCATTAACATCTTTATCATTAAACGATCCATCATTAAATTCTTTCTTTAATTTAGACCACATTTTAATTTCTCTCATTCTATGTTTAGCAATTTTTTCCATAGACGCTTTACCAAATCTAGCTTCATCTAAATCAATTTCATATTTAGTTAATTTGTATTCGTCTTGTTCAGATTCTATTTTTTTCTCTAACCATTTAATTTTTGCTTCGCTTCTTCTATAATCAAAAGAAAGTGTCATTAAATTATCTAAGTATGATGATTGTTCTCTAACACATTGCCAATATTTAGAAGCTTTAGTGGGGTATCTATTATCTTGAAGTACAGAAAACCTTGCTTCAGTTTCTGTTCTAAATACTTGTTTCTTAGTCCAAGTATCTCTAAGTTCTTCTACCATACCTTTAAAATCAGATAGGTCACTAGGTTCTAATAAATTATTTAAGTGGGTTTCCTCTTTTTGAATTAAATCTTTTACGTCTTTTTTCATTTTTGTTTAAAAAATATATAGAGAATTTAAAAGATATTGCAAGTCCTAAGAAACGTCAAGAGTAACTGTTGTTAACTTGTTGATATTGTTCTTGTTCCACCACTAACATCCCATTCTTCTGTTGCTGAAATATAAGGGCTTGTTCCACCAAAAGCTAAAGCTGCTGTATTTGTAGCTCCACATCCTGCTAACTGACGTCTTGCAGTATTTAAGTCACCTGTTTCTGTCCAGTTGGTTCCGTTCCAAGTTTCTGTTAATGCTGAAAAATATGGAGAATCTGGAGAACTTCCACCAAAAGCTAAAGCTGCAGTTTGCGTTCCTGCTCCTGCTACACCATATCTTGCACTATTTAAATCATTAACTTCTGTCCAGCTTGTTCCATTCCATAATTCTGTTACTGCTGTAGCAGGTTGTCCACCAAAAGCCAATGCTGCTGTATTTGTGCCAGCTCCTCCTAAATAAGTTCTTGGAGAAGAATTTAAATCATTAACTTCTGTCCAATTGGTTCCATTCCAAGTTTCTGTTAATCCAGAACTGCTTCCAAAAGCCAATGCTGCTGTATTTGTGCCAACTCCTTCTAAACCAAATCTTGCAGTATTTAAATCATTTACTTCAGTCCAATTGGTTCCATTCCAATTTTCTGTGTTTGCTGTAGGAGGTATACCACCACCAAAAGCTAATGCAGCTGTATTAGTTCCAGCTCCTCCTGGTTGTGCCCATCTTTGCGTATTCATGTCATTTACTTCAGTCCAATTTGTTCCATTCCAAGTTTCTGTTAAAGTTCCTATTGGAATTCCATCAAAACCACCAAAAGCTAAAGCTTCTGATTGTGTCCCAACTCCTGCTAAACCATATCTTCCAGTGTTCATACTATTAACTGTTGCCCAAGAACTCAGTAAAGGACCATCTGAAACTTTTAATTCATTTGAGGTAGTGTTATACCAAACTTGACCTGCAATAGGATTTGCTGGATCCGATGAAAAGTTTTGAACACTAGATCCTTTTATTTCTTTGTATGTTGTCATAATTTATATCCTTATTTATTCTGTTAATATTATATCGGCAGGTCTCATACCTTCTTCTTTTTGTTCTTCAGGTAAAGCATCCCATTCAGTTTGTGCTAAAGTAATTTCAGCATCAACAATTGCTTGTGCTTCAGCTACTGTTTTTGGTGTACCTAATACTTTACTAATCCAAAGATTTGCATTTTTGTTATGTGCTGGTACTTGCCAAACATTACCAGGAAACCCTGAAAAACTAATTTTTCTAGAATCACTGTGGGTAATAAATCCTTTTCCCCAGTTTTCAGCTACGCAATATTGTTTAGTTTTATGTGCCATAATTTATCTCCTTATTTACTTGTTAATAACCAACCTTGAGTTCCATCTGTGTAGACCAAAGTGTTAGCTGCTCTCTCTACTGAAACTGTTAAATCTGCTGCAGCACCTTGAATAGGTTGAGAATTTCTACCAATTGTTAAAGCATTAGAATCAAATGTTCCTGCATAATCTATAAAAGATACTTCATCTCCAATTGAAGGAGATGCTGGAAGTGTCATTGTAAAAGCACCAGATGTTGTATTTATAAAATAACCTTCACCTGCAACTGCTGTAAAACCAGTAGTTTTAACTGTTTGCCAATCTGTTCCACCACCTGCTGCGTCTGCAAAAGTAGGTACTGCACCAGCACCAGCACTTGTTAAAACTTGTCCAGCGTTACCTGTTGCTACTGCAACTGGGTTTCCAGATGTATCATATGAAATTAAATTACCATCTGTACCTGGAGCCATTTTAGCTAATGTGATTGCGTCATCAGCTACTTTTCCAGTAGCGATACTTCCATCAACTAGTTGTGATGCATTAATTGTTTTGTTTGTTAAAGTTTGACTACCAGTTAAGGTAGCAACAGTTGAATCAATAGCTATATCATTTGCATTAGCAGTAATACCTGTACCACCTACAACATTTAAAGTTACATCACCTGATGTTCCACCACCAGTCATACCATCACCTGCTACAACTGAAGTAATATCACCAACTGGAATAGTTGCAACTTGAGTATCTACATATGCTTTAATAGATTGTTGAGATGCAACTTTAGTATTAGAATTAGATGCCATATTATCTTCATCTAAGAAAGCTGTACCACTAATAGCTGTATTTAATATAGGATTAGTTAAAGTTTTGTTTGTTAGAGTTTGACTATCATTTAAAGTAACAATTGATGAAGATAATCTTGCATCAGGTACTGTACCTGTTCCTAAGTTAGAAGCGTTTAAATCTGTTAATGATGCACCATTACCAGAAAAAGATGTAGCTGTAGCTGCACCAGTAAAATTAATTGTTCCAGTTCCATTAATAGTTTGAGAATTTAAATCTAAATTACCACCTAATTGAGGTGTTGTATCATCTACAACATTTGCAAGACCAGGAGCTATAGTTTCCCAAGAACTTCCATTATAATATTTAAGATTATTATCAGTAGTATTAAAGTTTAAATCTCCTTCATCTAAACTTGTTGTTGGATCTGAACTACTTACTCTATATCTTTCTGCAAAACTATTTACTCCAGTAATATTAGCGGCAGTTGTGTTCACATTTGCAATATTATTACCAACGGTATTAACATTAGTAATATTTGTTGCAACAGTTCCAATAGTATCTGATCCACTTAAATCTGAAGCTACAGTTCCAATATCAGTTGCATCACCTGCTACCAAATTAACATTTGATATATCTCCACCAACTGCATTTACATTTGATATGTTAGAGCTTACAGTATTAATATTTGATGAATTGTTAGCAACACTATTAATATTAGTAGTATTGTTTGAAACAGCTGTAACATCACCTGATATTGATGCTACTGTATTAACTTCTGTTGCGATAGGAACTAATCTTACAAAAGTATAAGTATTTAATGTAGAAGTTGTTTCAACTAATAAACCATAAGCTGCTGTAACTGGTGAACCTATATTAGAAGGTATTCCAGTTATTGTAACAGCAGTAGCTCCTGTTGTAGTAGAATTTGTAGAAACTCCTGTTCCTGTATTATAAGTAAATCCTGTTAGGTCTGTAATAGATACAACTGTTCCAGCTCCGTCAGCAGGATCAGGATTAGTTGTAGGAAATTTTGTGTAATCTTGAATTGGAACAAATCCTCCAACATCATCTACTAGATCAATAATTCTATTTGATATAGCAGCTGTAGTTGCAATGTAAGAATCACTATCTGACCAAACTTGACCTGAATTAATTGTTTCAGAACTATCTACATTGTAAAATCTATTATTTGCAGCAGCAGTTGTAAAAATAGTATTATCATCTGGTGTACTTCCAGATTGCTCAGAAGAAGTTATTAAAACAGCATCTGCAATCTTATCAACTGTAACTGCATCACTTGCAATCTTAGCTGAAGATATATTACCATCTGCTATCTTAGCAGTAGTAACTTGCGAATCTCCTATTTTAGCAGTTGTAATATTAGAATCTAAAATCTTAGCAGTTGTTATATTATTATCTGCAATTTTTGCAGTAGTTACATTATCATCTGCTATTTTAGCAGTTGTAACATTTGCATCTAAAATTTTAGCAGAAGTAATTTGTGAATCTCCAATACTAATAGTATCTATAGAACCATCAACATAGTGTTCACTATCAATACTATTATCAGCAATTTTTGATCCATCTACTGAATCTGCACCTAATTTAGAATTAGTAATTGCACTATTATTTATTTTTGCTGTAGTTATATTTGCATCAACAATTTTTACTGTCGTTATAGAATTGTCATTAATTTTAGCAGTAGTAACTGCACTATCTATTAATTTGTTTGTTGTTACGCTATCATTTATAATTGAATTTGTTGAAACACTACTATCTGCAAGTTTGTCTGCTGTAACAGCATCATCTGCAAGTTTAGCAGTAGTAACAGATCCATCTGCTAAAGTAATAGTTCCTATAACACCAGTTGGAATAGAATTATTTGTTTTTGATAAAGCACCAATATAAACATTTGTGATTGCTTCATTAGATAATGATCCACTATCCCAAGTTACATTAATTGTTGTGTTTGTTGAAAATGATGAACTAGAAATAGTTCCATAAATTGTTCCAGGTGTACTAGCTGTTAATTTAATTCTTCTGCCTTCATGATAAATTGCCGATACATCAACACCATCAATTGTAAAAGAAGTAGCTGAAACATAAGTTGCTACATAAGCTTTATCGCCATCCCCATATTCCACCCATTGAGAATCATTAAACCATTCTCTAGTATTTTTCATTAATGCTCTAATTGCATTATTAAGATTTGAAGGAAGCATACCTTCAGCAACACTTATACCATTTAAATCTAAATTATTTGCTTGTGTTGTTGAATAATTTTTTATACCTGCCATAATTTAATCTCCTATAAACCAAGAATATGCTTTATTACTTTCTTGATTTTTTTCGTTTATTAATGAATTAATTGCTTCTTCAATTTGTCTTTGAAAAAATTCTTGTGTCTCCATAGAATATCTAACATTATCAATATCAGTTCTATCTGTCATTTATCTTAATCCTGCTCTTGCCGCAATTAGGTCAACCCCTTGTGCGTCTTTCCAAGCACCACCACTTGGAATTTTTACATTTACTTTAACGTATCTTCCAGATTGTCTTACTGGATTAACACCTGTTGAATTCATAGTTGATACAGTTGAAACAGTAGGATTATCTGCAAGTTTATCTTTAGTAGAAATTGTAACTGTTGCTTCTGCATCTACAATTGGTCTTACACTTATTATAGACGATCTTAGTCCTGGATACAACTCTAATTCTGTAGTTTCTATCTCTCCTATGCTTTCAGTTCCTGAAAAAATAGCTGCGTTATAATTATTATCTATAGCACCTAATAGTAATTGTCCACCATTCCAAAAAGCTGTATCTAAAGAAATATTGATTTGATCTAAGTTTTCAGAAATAAGATCCATTAATTCTACTGTATAAGCTCCTACAAACTGAGGAAATATTGAACTTGCATTAGCATCAGAAGTTGACCATTTTTTTGTTGCATAGTTATAAATAATAATTTTATCACATATACCTGTAGTATTAGATGTGTTTGAAGCTGAAGGATATAACCACATAGCTAATTGATTAAAGGGATCAACTGCTGCACAAATTCTATCGCTAAAACCTTTGTTTAAATCAATATCAAAAAATCTATTTACTTTTTCAGCACCTATTGAAACAACTTGATCTCCATTTAATTCAAAAAATCCATCATCACTATAAAAAAATACCCTTCTATTATCTTGGCAAATTGTTCTTCCATAAACAGCTCCTCTATTAGGTGAGATTACTGATAGTCTAAATACTGTTGCACCACCGACATAGTCTAAACGAATTATTTGGTTTTGTCTGAATACATAAGAAATCTCTCCAGATGTTATACCAACAATTTGTCCACCTGATCCTGGTAAATCTTGAAAGTCTGATTGTTTTGTTCCAGGAGTCCATTCAGAAACATCATTTATTCCTGACCATTGTATTCTATTTGATCCTGTTGATAAATTTCCTGTAATTAAAAAATCTCTAATAACACCTGATGTTTTAAAAGTTGGAACGTTTGCAGCTATTGAAGTAAAGTTTGCAAAATTTGTAGATGTACCCATTAAATAATATTGAGGAACATCAATACCGTTACTTGCTATTATATAATTTCCAAATTGAGTAAATGTCCAAAAATCTGTATCACCACCTGTAAATCCAGATGCTCTTGAAACAAATCCACCACCTGTTAATTCATATATATTTGTATTTGTTGCTACAAAATTATAAACGTTATTAGAGTTATCTCTAAAAGAACTTGCTCCTCTTGAATCTGATACTGTACCATTTGTAGAATAATTTACTAATGAAGGAAATCTTTTATAAGAATTTAATGCGTAATAAACATTGTTAGCAACGTTAGCTCCAGGATTATTATGTTCTGGTTGGTCAGGCAACCATTCTCCAAAAGGTATTTGCATTAATATTCCTTAACCGTTATTATTTGTAGCATAATAATTTTTATCATTAAATGCACCTGCTACTGTTACATCTGATTGTTGTTGCAATGGAGCATTTCCATAAGCATCTTCTCTATCATTTCTCTCAAGTCTTTCAAGAGCTGTTTGATACATTTTTTCCCATTGCCCAGCTTGATTAGGTTCAATACCACCTAAAAAATTTGAAGCATGATATAATGAACCATATAAATAAATTGCTGGATGATTTGTTAAAATATAATTAGTTGAATTTGTTGATGATAATCCAGGAAACTGTTTATAATAATTTAAATAAAGTGTGTAATCACTATCAGGGATAGGAGCAAATCTAATATTATCTCCTAAGATTGTATAGCTTGATGGTTGTCCAGAAGTTGAACCCCCTTTAATTTGATCCATTTGAGCTGGAGTTAAATAAGTTAAAGCATATTTAGTTCCACCATTTAAAATATACATATCTCTTACTTGTAAAAAATCAGATGGTAAAGGTGATGTTTCACCATTAAGAGTGATAGTTGTTTGATCTATCATTTTTCTAATTCTTAATTTAGAGTTAAAATCTTTTTCTGCCAAGACAATAAAATCTTGAGAAATTTCATTTGTTAAATCTGTTCTGTTTAACCAATTTGCTAATGATGCTTGTAAATCCGTATAGTTATTTAATGCCATTATAATTTTCCTTCAGCAGTTTTAAAATATCTAAATTCATTGCTGTTTAATTTTTGTTTTAATATTTTATTTTGTACTTCTTGTGGAAGTGCAAACCAATTACTATCACCATTATACTCATTTGCCCACACACTTAAAGCAATAGTTGGAATACTGGCTACTCTTTTCAAATCTCTTGATTTAGAATAGCCATCATTCAAATTTAATAATTCTTTATTGTGTTTTAGGTGTGAATCAATATTAACTTCTTCTTTAACTGCAATTTTACCTTCCATGTCATCTTTCATGTAAGTTGTTTTTTGCAATCCGTCTAAAATTATATCTTTTTTCATCTGCCTTGACCTTTATATCTTGTTTGTCTTTTTTGTCTTTTCTCTGATTTGTTCTGAGATTTTTTATGCTTACCAGGTCTTTTAGGTGGTTTAGCTCTTGGAACAAAATGAGTGAACTTTTGTTTAGCCATATTAGCCAGACATTTCAGTAACTGAAACTTCAGCAGTACCTATCACAGCAACTTTTTCACCAGGTGAAACTTTAAAAATTTCAGGTTGGTCAGCAGGAACAAATATAGTTGCAGATCCAGCAGTAGCTGAAGCAGTTGGTGCAGAACCAAATAAAATATGAATGTCAGCAGGTGTTGCTATTCTTACATATTCAGTTTGAGAACCAAATGCAGCAGATGCTACAGATGAACCTGAAGTTGTTAAGCTTTGATGTGTAGTAGGTCTTAATCCGTAATTAAAACTCATAGTTTTTCTCCTAATTAATTATGGGGGAAATACCGCTAGGCAAGATCCCCCAAATGTTATTATCTTCTTATTACAAAAGTTACAACTGCTTTTGAAGTATTAGAAGATCCACCGTCTGTAATCATTTCGATAGATCCACCTTCAACAACAGTATTGTTTCCAGTTGGTGCAGCTGTATCAATAGCACCAGCAGAGCCAGAAGCTACGATAGATATTCCACCACCTGTAACTGCTGTACCACCGATTTCAAAAGAAAGTGCGGCAGTTCCTGTAATAGTTGCTTGATTAGCAGTTAAAATTTTTACAATTTTTCCGCCATCAGGTATTGCAACAAAAGTTGATGAAGCAGTTGAAACATCTTCAATTTCAGCTGTTATAAAATAGTCGTTTAGTGTTCTCATGTTTTTATCCTTTATTTGCTTCGTTCCGTCATTGACTTCAAAGACCAAACAAAATTGTTAGTTTAATATGATGGGGGATTTCTCCCCCACCAAAAGTATTTATTATGAAGTAGTTAGGTCTGTAACCATTCCACTTGCTTTTTCATTTCTTGACTCAAGAGTGTACTCAGCTACCATAAATCTCTGATCTGCATCTTTAGTTTGTGCAGGAGTTTGTAGAGAGAAATCTCTTAGGAAAGAAACTGCAAAGTAATCCATCTCTAAGATAAGAGCATCTTGACCTACTTTTGCAGCAGTACTATTAGCACCTCTAATGAATCTGTTTGGAGCTACTTGCA